AAAAAAAAAATATATTATTATATATATAAAAGATGTTTAAAGCCAACCCAGCTCAAATTTATGTTCCTGCAAAGTCCCAGTCCATTAAACCAGAAGCCCAAGTGGATTATGGTAGAAATGTTCGTAACGACCCCAACCAAATTAGATTTCTAATTCCTCAATATTTAGGATTTATTGACCCAAGAGAAACTTACCTCAAATATAATTTTCTCATGGAAGGAAGAGGTCAGTATAAACCAGATTTCCGTGCTGGTTTTCACTCACTAATTCGTGATTACCGAATTCAAGATGGTACTGGAAGTGCTACTCTTGAAGAAGTCCAAGATTATAATGTTCTTACCGCCAACTGGTGGGGATATACTGGTAATAAATCCATTAATGATAAAAGAGATTTGATGGAAGGTAGAAGTAGAACTAGTGACCCAGCAGCCCAGTTATTTTTTGGTGCTAAACCAAATTGGGCTGATGCTGCTACTAGTGCTACTTATGATAGAAAAACTATTGAAGCATTACATCCTCTTTATTCTGGTATTCTTTCTGGTGAAAAAGTTTTCCCAGTTGTAGCTACACAAGGTCTTCGTCTTACCATGAACCTTGATTTACTTAATAGGTCAGTAGTTGATACTTTGAATGGATTAGGTGACAAAGAAAATAATGTAGTTTTAAAAGTAGCAAAAGCTATTGGTGACGATGCAAAAGCAGCAGCTGATAGTGAAGATAGTGTAACTATTAAACAACCAAGTGATAGTCCCCATGGTCGTGGTGTAAATCGTAGTGCTTTACCTAGTGATAATAACCCATTTGATATTGGTGATATTCTTTATGTTGCTGATTTCACTACTGGTGCTAATGAGGAAACATTAGGAGTTATTCAAGGATTTGACAAAGATGGTGATGGTGATTTAAAAATAATTTATATACCAAATCGTGCTACTGGTGCTGGTTTAACCAAAGTCCATGCAATTGATAGTCATATTTTTTACAAAAAAGAAGATAGACAAAAAGTTAATACTTTTGCTAATGTTCCAGCTGCAAATGTTAAAAATAATGTTCCAGTTGGTTACACAATTAGTGACCTTGAAATGGTTTGTAGTGTTGTTTCACCACCAGCAGAATATGTTAGTAAAATGGTTAAACAAATTCAGTCCTCACAAGGAATGAGTTTAGATATTAAAACTTATACCAATTATCGTGTTAATCTTACAACCAAAAATGGTCTTACTAACCAGCTTATCCCAGCAACCCAACAGAGAGCTTATAGTATTCTATCTGTTCCTCTTGCTAATGGGTTACAGAGTAATTTATCAGTTTCATCTTTCCAAGGTGACACCACAGGACAGCAAGATTACCAGTATGTCTATGGTGGTAGTTTAATTCCAGATAGACCAGTTCAGTTACAGAGATATACACAAGCTGTTCCAAAAACAGAAGCATTACATCTTATTGAACTTGAAAAAGCATTAGTAAATTGTGGATTACTTGTAAGGGATTTACAGCAAGTTCCAGAAAGATTTTTAATTGGTCGTGGATTTTCAAAATACGGACAAGTTTTTAATCTTATGCCTCGTGACCTTTCCCTTCGTGTAAGTTATGATGGTGTTGGTGCAAATGATAGTGAAAAACTTTACGACCATTTCGTATGTGCTTTACGAAGAATTCAAATATCACCAGCTGGTATTCAAGTTATGTTCTAGATTTACAAAAATCATATTTTTCTTTTAATTTTTTAAATTTATCATATTTCTTGATAATATCAAGTATATATCTATTCATTTTGAATTTATCAAAAAAAATATTATAATAAAAAAATATCTTTTATTATAATAAAATGTCTAAAAGTAATCACATTCATAGGTTAAATCAAGAAGCAAATTTTTTACAATTAAGAGAACAAGAAAAACAGACAGAGATACTTACTAGTGCTAATGTTACTAATTCTAATATAGATGCTAAAATTACTATTGGTAGTGATGATACATTAATAGAAGCCCAACAAGTTTGTATATATGCAAGAAAAGATGCCTCACCAACTGGTTTAAGAGCATTAAAATCAACACCAGACGGAACATTATATGTAAAAACCAATCATACAGCATTTAATAAAGATAATCAAATAGTAGCTATTCCAGCAAATGGAACTGGAAGCTCAACAGCTATTATAACACAAGTAACGGATGTTTTAGGTATAGCAGCCACCTCAACAAATCAAACAGATGTAATTGAAATTTATGTAAGTAACGACGATGTCAGTTATTATCCTACAAATATTAAAGGAGTTACTGGTGGTGTGGTTTATGGAGAATTTAATAATCCAGCATTTCATTATTACAAAGTGGTTCAAACTGATACTACTGGTAATCCTCATACATTTAACATGATATGTTCCAAGAGATAAGAAAACATTTAAAAATATTAATTTTTTATTTTAATTAATTTGAAAACTATAAATTAATTAAAATAATTATAAAAAAAATATCTTTTATTATAATAAAAATGAGTATGTCTGTTGAAGCAATTGAGAAAGTGGAAATCTTACCCATGAACCCACCACCCAATTCTAGTTATTCTTTCAAGAACGGAAACCCAATAGTTCAGTTTGTTATAGCTAGTGCTGATAAATTACTTTTAGGTTCATCTTTGAGATTAAACGGAACTTTAAGAGTAAATGAAGGTTCTAGTAAAGAAACTGCCCCAGTATTAGCAAATAATGGAGGTGACCCAGCAGCTGATAAAGGAAATAAAGCAGCATTAACAAGAGCAGCTATTGCCCTTTCATCTCGTGTTGGGGTTCATTCATGTATCCAGCAAATTACCCTAGCAAATCAAGCAAATCAATCATTAGAAGTTGTAAGAAATTATGGTAGATATTTAGCATCTGTTTTACCATCTACCCATTCACAGCTTGATATGGATAGTAACCTAGCATGTAAATCACTTAATGCATCTAGAAAACAAAATGGAGCTGTTTTAGTAAATAATGATGTAGGATTTTCTATTCCTCTTCTTACTGGTATGTTAAATAGTGCTAATCCTATTCCACTAGGACAAAATGGTATTAGAGGTATGATGATACAATTAGAACTTGCCCCAGACCAGATGGTTCTTTCTGGATATGAAGATAGTACTGCAACTGCTGTAAATAATGCTACTGATAATGGTGGTGCTTTTTACCAGTTAAGGGATTTATCATTAACTTATGATTTAGTAATTCCAGATGAAAGTGGTAGAACAGCTATGGGAACTGCTGCTAGTGGTGCTTTCCAATATAATTCAGTTCAAAATCTTTATTCTGTTATTAATTCTAGTGACACAACCCAAGCATTAAATTTAGGAACATCAAATACATTATCTGTAATTCATAACTTTATTCCTACAACTCATATAAATAATTATGAAAAAGATAGTTTTGCTACTGAAACACTACTTAACCAAACTGGTGGTGTCTATAATGCTGCTGCTAATATTAAAGAAGTTAGTTACATGAAGAGTGGTGTTAAATTTCCTCTTGATTATGAAATTGATACAGAAGTTCAAAGTGATGAAAACCGACCATTAACATTACTCAAAAAAGAATATAATAATGCTATTAAGCCAATTAATCTTTACAATCATTCATTACAATCACTTAATACAGATAATGGATTACCAACTAAAACTACTATTCAAGGAAATGATAAATCCAAATTTACAGATGCTGACCCAGATAAAATATTTGGTTTAGGTGTCAATTTTGACCCAGTTAGTCGTGTTGGTGTAGATTATAAAACACAACCTTATTCAGTTAGAATTAGAAGTAACTTGAATGGTTCATCACCAAATTCCATATATACTTACACATTAGCAAAGAATACCCTTTCATATTCTCCAAATGGTGTTATGGTTTCCTCATAAAGAAATATTTAGTTTTTTATTTTTATTCTAAAAATTTTAATTATACTTTTGGTAAAAAATATAATTAATTAAATTAATTATAAAAAAAATATCTTTTATTATAATAAAAATGAGTATGTCTAATGGAAGCAATATGAAATTACCAGCAGCTTTGATGACTAAACCAATTCCTGCTATTTCAACTATGAATATAGAAACAAATATACTTGACCCACTTATAGTAAATAATAGTTTTGCAAGATTTGTATTAGAAAGAAAGGGTATTCTTGATGCTGGAAGTACTTTTACTTTCGCTGTAACTTGTGATGCTGCTGCTGATGCTGATGATAAAGCATTTTTACCAGCAAGAACTGGGATAAATTCTTTAATTAAACAAGCTGTTCTTAAAGTTGGAACAAAGGTTTTAGCAACATCTACTGATTTTAATTTTTATGAAACTATGAGAAGGCAGTTTAAAACTAGTGAAGAAAAAGCCCTCAAAGACATGATTAAGGTTGGAACTATGGATAATTTAGAACCCCAGAATAGTGGTAATGGTTTATATCAAATAGCTGATACACAATATCCAACTGCTCTTCCAGCTGCAACCGATGGACTTGTAAATAGTTTTATTGCTATTAAGAGTGACCCAACACAAACACCAGTTTTTCAAGTAAAATTAAGTGACCTCTTCCCCATGGCTAGAAATCTACAATTACCACTTTTTGTTATTAACGAACAAGTAAGTGTTGAATTTACTTTCAATACCCAAGCTGCTACTGGAAATGGTAAAGTTGTATCTTTTGACAAATCTTATCTTCCAGGTGGAAATCAAGCTATAAGTGTTTCATCATTAAATTGTCAATTTTTAGCAGATTATTTAACTTATGATGATGCTACTATGGATGAAACAGCCCAGATGGTAATGAGTGATAGTGGTATGATATTACCTTATGAAGACCTTTTACTTACAACAGCAACCCTCCCAGCAAGTGGTTCTACTACAAAATCTGTAAGTGATATTGCTGTTGCTAATAGAAGGGTTCGTGCTATTATGTTACATCAAGGTGTTGATGCTACAAATGAAATTCTTGGAGTATATGGAAGTCCAGCAAATAATATTCCAGAAAGTTATAATTTAAGAATTAATGATGTTTTGTATTATCCAAGACCAGTCCAGAGAGAAGCTACTAAATATACTCAATTATCACAAGTATTTGGTGTTGATTTAAATGTAGCTAATGCTGAATATTCGCTTGATGCTCTTACTAATAAACAAGATGCTACACAACCAATTAATAATCATATAATTAGTGCTAATACTTTTGCAGGTCACTCACAGCAGGTATTAGAAGGACAGCAACATTTTGTTGGGGTAAATCTTTCTACATCACCACTTAATATTCTTGGAACTGGAACACTTGTAGGACAAAAACCAATTCAGTTTGAGATTGATTATTTCAATACTGGTATTAACGGACCAGCTAGAACTTTAAGGTTTTATTCACTTGTTGAAAGACAATTTACTCTTAAAGGTGGTAATGTATTTGTAAGTGCTTAAATTAAATATTTTATTTTATCTATTTTATCTTTACATTTTTGGAAGACATAAATTGGGGACGAAGACATAAATTTTAAGGTAATTTTTATAATTAAGAAAAGTAATGTTAATTATAAAAAATTAAAAAAGTATAAAAAAAGATGTCTTCCATGAGAAAATATGTCTTCCATAATTTAGAATAAATCTTTTAAAAATAATATCTTTTATTATAATAAAATGAGTTCTAAAACAATTATCATAGAAAGTAATAGGAATATAGCTTATGAAGAAGAATATAAGAACATTACTATACAAGATGAAAATTTAGACCCCAATAAAAAAATTCCTAATTTTCGTTGGAAAACACATATAGGTGAAGGGGTTACTATAAATACTGGCGACCAAATACAACTTGAAGCTGCTATGATTAATGCAGTTGGTGGTGGTGAAGGAGTTATGGAATTTTTAGGTAATAGTGCCTTGGGACAAACTGATAGTTTGGGGTTAGTTGATAATCAAGCAAATATTGGCTTACAATATTATTTAGCTGATAGGAAACAATTTAACATGCCTTTTCCCAAAATGGGTTCTGTTGTATTTAGAGGCGACCATAGAGCTTTTAATTTTGGGGAACTAGATTTTACAACATATCATAATTTTTTAAAAAATTATTACACACAAGGATTGGAAGGATGGTATGCTGATGGTGACCCATCTACATGGAAAGAAATAACTACTTTTACAGCTAATCATACAGCAAGTCGTCCTAATAGTGCATCTATACAACCTACAAGCACTAGATTATATATTATGTCAAGAGATTTTGAAGGTTACTTTGTTCCAGGAACAAACAGATTAGAAAGTAATAGATTATTTAATACTGAATTTGAAATTAAAGTCCCAGAAGGTTTTAACACCCCAGGGGCTTTGGGTGAAATAATTACAGCACAATTCCATGCTAGATTGGGAGCAGCAGATGCTTGGTTGAATGACCCAGCTGTTCCTCAATCTTTTTTTATAGATAGTGGAAGTGCATTAAATGGTTTCGCACAACCACAAGTTAGTGATAATTGTATGAGATGTTTTCCTACATTAACTGGTAGATTATGTTACGGAAATCAAGCAGCAGATGGTGATACAACTAATGGAATGGGAATTTATGCAGCTTGTGGAAAATTACCAGGAACGACAACAGAAGGTGACAGATATACAGAAGATGGAGGTAAGATATGTTACTATTCTTTTATGATGACTGGAAAACCAGAAAATATACCATATTTTCAAGTCCATGCTAATATATGTGCTAATTTTTGTTCCTCACCAATAAATAATACTAAAAAATTAGATGGAGTTTTTACTGGACCAAATCCAGATGGTAATGGTGTAGGAGAAATGGGTAGAGGAGGATTAATGTTATTTGATACACTTGATTATGATGACAGCCAACCAGTTAATTGTATATTTAAAAATGTAAATCCAACAACTTTTGATGGAAATACAAAAGTAACCCAGAGTGTTCCTAATATGAAATTACTTACAACAAAAGAAAACGAATTAATTGTATTAAATATGGTTTGGACTGCAAGTAATGTAGCTGAATTAGGTTTCTTGTTAAGACAAACAGAAGAACCTATTGGTATAGGAAGTGAAGAAGTAACTATTGACCCAAGTAATCCAAATTATTTAAGAGCACTTGAAAGTGAATTATATTATGGAAGAAGTAGTGATAGTGATTGCTTACCAGCAACTAGATTAATGGTAAATCAAACAAATCCAAGAGCAGTAAGTTTAGTATTAGCTGGAAAACAAGCTGAAATTCCAAACTCTTATCCACAACAAAATGCAGCAAATATTCAAGGAGGAACAAACCAACAATATACTCTTGGTGTTCCACAATTATTTCCATTTGGTGCAGCAGCTAATAGATTAAGGTTTAGGTCACGACAAGTAAATAATGACCTTTTACCATCATCACCAAACTTTATAGGACAATTACCTACTAACTCAAATTTTGAAATAAGAACAGATATTGGTAGAGTTGATTTATTTGAAGAAAATATAAATCTTACATATGCAGCGGTTCAAAATTTTGCTGTTGTTCCAGTATTTCCAAAAGCAGGAACAGCTTTTGCTACTGAATTTGGATTAGACCCAAATATTGCATTTTGTGCTATTTTAAGCACAAGACCTATACCAAAAACTGCTATTTATCCTTACCCCATGATAGGTGAATATTTTGGTAGGTCACCACAAGTTACAGATAATAATTTTCATGGTATTATAAATACCCAAAAAACAGATAGTGCCCCAAGTGGAACATCTAAAACAACACAATATTTACAAGGAAATGTAAATCCTAGTATAGTTTCTCAAATTTATATGCCTTATGTCATGTTAGGGGCTGATAATCCTACATTAAATTTTGATGGTGATGTTTCAAGATTTGCTTTGAGTGAGTTACACTGCCAGGTAAGAGCTGGTAATAAAATATTCCCTTGGTTTCAAAACGACCAAGGACCAAAAAATTCTACACAAGCAGCAACAGAAGTTATAACTACCTTTGAAATAGAAGGTGCAATAGGATTTAATAGTGAAAACGACCAAGGAAAATTTCATCCTTTTGTAGAAAATCAAATGAACCCATCAATAGGAGGAAACGATTTTATGACATCACAAGGTGGTATAGCTATATTTAATTTATCAACTAAAAACAAATCTGGGACTGATATATACCTAACACCATATAAACCAGATTTATTTAATGGTACTTTATTTTCTAAATTAGGATTTAGTATAGAACAATTATTACCATTTTACGGAAGACCTCAAAATGAATTTAATAGAGGTAATATTAGTTCTAGTTTAGGATTAAAAGTTCCTATTAATCAAAAATATCAAAATATGATTTTACCTTTAACAACCAATTCTTATATATCTGGTGCTGTCAATCTTCCCATGACAAAATCATTCGCACAAGGTGGAACAGCTTTGGAAGTAATTGGTGGTGGTATAGCCAGAGTAACACAAACAAATACTAATGCTGAAAGTGACGAGTTACAAGCAATTAATTTACCATCAAAACTTGATTATCCATATTTAGTAGTATATAGTGACATTATAAGAAATCCAGATTATTATGGAGGTAATACTGGTTTCACAAAATTACCAGCTATTGCTTATATTACAAGAAACTATGCAACTGGTGACTATTTTTATTCATTTGCTACAAATTGGACTTATACCGCAGACCATGATTATACAATAACTGACATAACAACTGATATTAGATTACCAAATGGAAGTCCAGCACCAATTAATGAAAATTCTAGTGTAATATATAAAATAACAAAAGTTCAAGCTATGCCTCCTCCACCGCCTTTGGAAGAAAATAAAATGTCACATAATAGTAAGAAGAATGGAAAAGAAAAATAGTAAAATAAAAGAATATCAAAAAAAGTATTACGAAAAAAACAAAGATAAAATTTTGGATTATTCCAGAAGATATTATTATAAAAAAAAATATGATATGGAAATACCACCAGATAAAAAGAATAAAAAAGAACCCTATGGAATGAGAATTACATGGGGTGAATTTTTAGTAAAATTTGAATAATGAAAATTTATTTATAATCTAATTTAATTATAAATAAAATGGAAGTAGTTTTAGAAGAACCAGTAAGAAGAAGTATTTTACAAATAGTAAAAGATTTCTTTAAAAAAATAAAGTGTAAATTTGTTTGTTGTAGCCATTCATCATGTAGTTACAACGAAGATAGTGAAAATTAAATAATATATCATAAAAAAAATTATATGATATATTCTTTTTGAAGTTATAAGTTTTTATGGGTGATATATATATGACAATACAGAAATACAACAAGGTGCAACAAAGAATATATTAATAATCTTATAACTTATTATAATTTAGATATTTTATATTTATATTTTCAAAATGTGTTATTCAATATATCATATAGTGACTATATATATAATATTATTGTTTTATGCCTCTTTTAAGTCCTATATATAGACCAGTATTTATGCTAGATTTATGTTTAGTTATTGTTTTATACTTAAAATAAACACAAATAAATTTATTTGTTCTTTAAATGGGGGTAAATCAATATATAATAATAAATCAAGAACAAATCTAGTATCAATAATATATGATATATTGAATAACATATATATTATATCTTTGATTTATTCTTCTTTTTGTTATTTAATTATTATTATTATAATATTTTCTATTATAATTATAAAATGAGTAGTCCTGAACCAACTAATAAAACACTTTACAATAAAGTGATGGGAGAGGCAAAGAAGAAGTTTAAAAGATTTCCAAGCTTATATGCTAATGCATGGATTTCAAAAGAATATCAAGCAAGGGGTGGTAAATACTCTGGAACTAAACCCAAAGTAACAGCTACTAGTAAATGGTTTGATGAAAAGTGGATACAGATAATACCATTCGTAAAATCTGGTAAAAAGGTTATTTGTGGAAGTGACAATAAAGACACCAAAGCATGTCGTCCTTCTAAAAGAGTGGATAGTAAAACTCCACCAACTATTCAAGAAATAATTAAGAAATATGGAAAGAAGAAAGTATTGGAATTAGCTGAAAAGAAGAATAAAGATATGAAAGGAAGATTGAATTGGGTTAATGGAACATTTAGTCCATCCAAAAAATAATGTTACATTATAATAAATGTTTGAACCAATATTATTTTTTGCTGTGTTAGGAATGTCATATATGGTATGTGACATGTTTTATTCAATATATAAATGTTGTTGTAAAAAATAAAATTGTTTAATAAAAATTTTACTTTAAAAAATGTCTTCTATATATTATATACAGAATAAAATGGAACTACAAGAATTTTTGTGTGTTTTCCCTCAATCCCACGACCAAGTTGTTAGATGTTTGAAATATCAAACATTTAGAAGAAAATATTATGAACTACTTGATGTTGGTGAAATTCAAAGTAACAAAAGAAGTATGTATCCTAGGTTACATGGTTCTACAAAAAGAGGTTTTAAAAGCTGTGAAGAATTATATGAAAGAGTAAGTAATTTAACAAATACAAATATTAGTAAAGATTATAATATTGATATATTAGATATAATCCACTTTTGTAAATATGTGGGAACAACAGATGATGAAGGAAATAATAGTCCATATTATAAACCTTATGATAAAGAAGGTGGATTTTTATTATTTACTTGTAGGTGTGATACATATATTAATAAACTTGGTTTGCATGTAAAACAAATGGAAGATGTTATTGATGATGAAGATGTTACTTTTCAACAAACTATAATTCAAGATGTCATCATGGGGTCACCAGAACCAGAAGAACAAAATAAAGTTGATATATTAGTTCAACATATCAAACATCAAGAATTATCTAATGATGAAATCTTACAACTAATAAAAAGAATACTTTAATTATAATAAAATATCTTTTATTATAATAAAATGAATTTAACTGAATTACGGAAGTTAGTATCAAAGTTAAATAAAGATGACAGAATAAGTGGAGTTTGGAAAATGAAAAAACCAGATATTATTGCTGCTCTTAAAAAAGTCAAATATGATGTTGATGAAGATAATAAACGATTAGTTCCAAGTGTAGCTATGAAGAGGAAGAAATTAATAAAATTATAAAATATTATATAATATTAATAAAATGTCTTTTATTGAGGATAAAGATAGTGACAATTATGCAACTGATAAAAAAGGTTGGGAAATGATAAAAGATTATATACCAAGAGATAAAAAAATATAGTGTCCTTTTTATTGTGATGGAAAACAGAAGGAATATTTTAAAGATATTGGATTTGATGTATTACACGAAAAGAAAGATTTTTTTAGTTATATTCCAGAATTTGATATAATTATTGATAATCCACCATTTAGTAAATTTAAACCAATATGTAAAAGGTTGAAAGAACTTGATAAACCTTTTATACTTGTTTGTCCTGCTAGAACATTACAGCTCAAACATTTTCAAGACCATTTCAAGGAACATTTACAAATACTAATTCCAAGAACAAGACCTACATTTACACATTTAACAAAATCTACAAAAGGTTACACACCTCCTTTTGGTGTAATGTATTTTTGTTATAAGATGAATTTTGATAGTGACCTTATTTTTTTAAATTAATGTTTTAAAATTCTTATTTTTAGAATAAAGATTTTAGTATTTATTCTAAAAAAAAATATCTTTTAATATAATAAAACATGGATGTATTAAAAGATAAAATCAAATCTTCTAGGAATATCAAAGATAAATCTTTGAATGCTTATTTAATATCTTTACGAAAGTTGCATGAAAAGATTAATCCAGATAAAGAATTTCCTAGTACTTTATCTTGGCTCAAAAATAAAGATAAGGTAATGGAACATCTAGTAGATATGAAATTAACTACTAGAAAAAACTATATAGCAGCAATCATAGTTGCATTATCTACTGATAAAGAAAAGTATGAGAAAGAACTAAAAGAATATAGAGATGTTCTAGATGGTGTAGCAAAAGAATATAAGGATGGTGTTGAAGAACAAAGGAAGAGTGAAAAGGAAAGTGCTAATTGGGTTTCACTTGATAAGTTACGAAAAGTGATGAGGAAATACAAAGCTGAAATTATGGAAAAAGGATTACTTAAAAAAGATGAACTCAATAAGAAAGAAATGGATTTGTTACAGAAATGGGTTGTATCATCATTATATATATTAGATGACAACCCACCATTAAGAAATGATTATACCATGAAGGTAATTGGTAAAAGTGATTATGATAAATTAAGTGACAAAGAAAAGAATGATAATAATTATTTAGTTGTAAAATCAAGAAATAATAAGTTTTTTAGTTTAGGTGAATATAAGACAGATAAAAAATATGGATTAAAGAAGATTGATGTAGGAAGTAAATTAAATAGTGTTCTTAATATCTGGTTGAAATATAACAAATCTGGATATTTACTTTTAAATTCAAAAGGTGACCCCATGAATGCTAATTCATTAACTAAATATCTCAATAAAGTATTTGAACCTACTGGAAAGAAAATATCATCTACCATGATTAGACATATCTTTATTAGTGAAAAGATTGGAGGACCAACATTAAAAGAAAAACAAGAAATAGCTGATAAGATGGGACATTCTGTAAATACACAAGAGTTATATAAAAAACAATAAATAAATAAATTATTATAAAAAAAATATCTTTTATTATAATAAAAATGGCTAGTGAATGGATGGATTTTTTAGCAAAGTTTCGTAAGTCACACCCAGAGTTAAAGGGTAAAGAAGTTATGAGAAAAGCAGCAGTAGAATACCGCAAAAAGAAAGGCACAAAAGGTGCTGTTAATGTTTCTCGTGTCAAAACAGAACGAAAAGAAGGTAGAGGTGACACAAAAGATTTCACCACCAAAAAAGGTGATAAACTTAAAACTGGAACACGAAAAGGAAAAAAAGCATTTGAAAAAGAAAAATAATAATTTTAAACATTTAAATAATATCTTAATTAAAAATATTTAAAAAAAAAATATTTATTTATTATATATATAAAATGATTAACCAAGAAATTTGTGTTGTCGCTAAATCTGTTTCTCCAAAGTCAATCACTTATGAGTGTCCTAGTTGTAGAACAAAATACAAAAAAAATGGTTCTCCCACCTTGAAATCTAAACCAGTTATTCATAAACATGGAAACGAAACTCAAAGTGACGAAAACCGAACTACTCATAGAACTCATCATAAGTGCTGGAACTTTCCAGAGTATATGAATACTTATTCATCTGTAACCATTATAATCAATAATGATACAGAAAGAATAGGATTTTAAATTTTTTTTAATTTTTAATAATATATCATCTATATTATTAAAATAATTAAAATAATCATGCAACAATAGGTTGAGGTGACATGGGGATTTCTACTATTCCATTATCATACACAGCTTGTTTTTCATAAACTGGGATTAGTACTTTTTCAATCTCATAATTAAGATATTTTCTTTTTACTCGTCCTTCTACTGGGTTCATTAGATAGTAACAAGCTGAACGATTTAATCCATATATTTCCTTAATTTGTGTTTGAGTAGTGCAATATCTATTTTCCACGATATTACCCTCATCGTTTTTTACTTTTACTAAATAGTGATAATAAGAAGTATTTGCTGAATTTTTTGACCTAGGCATTTTATATATATAATAAATAATATATTTTTTTTTTAAATATTTTTTATTTAAAATATTATTAAATTGATTATTTAGGAAAATAAATATATAAGATTTTTAATTTAGCGAATTATTAAATTATTCAAAATAAATATATTTTAAATAAAACTATTTAAAAAAAAAATATATTATTTATTATATATATAAAATGATGAACTTGAATTTACCAAAATGCGATGTTAAACAATATCCTCAATACAACGGATTTGACCCACAATTCTTCTTTGATGTCATCTTACCTCATAGAAAGAAGCTAAATGAGAAAGGAATTTTAACTTGTCCTTTCAACTATGGTTACAAATTACAGAATACAGAAGATAAATATGGTAAAAAAATATATCCTTGGAGTGCATGGAAAAAAGGTGATGCACTCAAAAGTATCCAATTACCCCATGAAAAGAAACCATTTAACTATATTGTTAAAACTGGAAAAGTAAATGGATTTCTAGTTATTGATTATGATTTCCCAAAACATGATGATGGTGAGGTTGATGGATTAGAATGGTTACGAAGTATTCTACCAGAAGACCATGCTTTCTGGAATACCAAACAAGTTAAAACAGCTAGTGGTGGAACTCACTTTTATTTGAAATATGATGAAAGATTTAAGATTGGAACAACTAGATGTATTTATTTGAATGGTTCAAAAAGTAAAATTTCACTTGATATGAGAACAGATGGATGTTGTGTTATTGGCGAATATTCAGTTAATGAAAAAGGTGTTTATATTCCAGATGATAAAAGTTTTGAAGATATTTTAGATATTCCAGAAGAATTAGTCCCATATCTTACTAAACCATTACCACAAAATTCTAATATTGTAAATCCTAATACACAAGTATCAGTTGAAAATTTAACAGCATCTAGTAACGAACAACAAATTACAGCTGATAAAATTAAATACATTAATTGTTTGAATGGAAATGAATATATCTTTGGAGAACATGGATTATGGTGGGATTTGGCTAAAATTTGTGCTACATTCTATAATTTTACATACTTTCTCCAAATCTCACAAAATGCACCAAATTTTACATCTATAAGTGATTGTAAAAGTAAATTTGAAGATGCTAAACAACATCCAGTTTCATTTGGATTACTAGTTAATATTATTAAAGAACATTTACCAATTGTTTATCAAGAAGAATTTGGTTACATTAATCAAAATATTTACAAGGGTGATGAAGAAGGATTTAATCAAATATTATATCATACATACAAAGAACAATTCAAATATGACAGCACTAACTCTGTTTGGTATGAATGTGTAGAAGGTCTTTGGTTCAAAAGAGATAAAGATAATCTTGTAATGAAAAGATTAATAGCTGATGAAATGGTAAATGTTTTTAGAAAGAAAGAATATTCATTAGCTAAAAAGAAACTTGAAATACAACAAAATAAAAATATTAGTGAAGAAGCAAAAAAACAAGACCTTGAATTATATGAAAAATTAACTGAAACAATACAAAAACAAATTGGTTGGTGTAGAAGTAACAATAAAAGAGCATCTTTTGTTAATGCTGCAAAAGATTTATTTTATGATTATGATTTCTTAACAAAACTTGATAGTATTGAGTATAGCGGTCATTTATTCTCATTTACAAATGGTTACATAGATTTGAATGAATACCATGATAATAAAGAAATTATCTTCCATAGACATCAACCAGAAAATTATGTAAGTATGACTTGTGGATATGATTATACACCACTAGACCAACTTGATAATGATATTATGACAAGGTTACTAGATTGTGTAGAAGGTGTTATACCTAATGAAGAAGATAGAAATTATTTATTACAATCTCTTGCTACTTGTTTAACAGCTGGTAATGATAATGAAATTATTTTAACAGCTTATGGTAAAACTGGTGGTAATGGAAAAGGATTATTATTAAGTGAATTAATGTGTCGTGTATTTGGTTCATATTCTGGAACATTCAAAACAGCAAATATTGTTGGTAAGAAAACTATTGACCCAGAAAGTCCAAGTAGTGGTCTTGCTAGTATTATGAATTGTAGATATGTTTATATGACAGAACCAGATAAAAATGAAGAATTAAATAATGATGCTTTAAAATTACTTTCTGGTGGTGATGAATTAAGTTACAGAAAGTTGCATGAAAACATGCAAAAGAGAAAACCAGCTTTTACATTATTTTTACAAGCTAATCATATTCTTAATGCTGATAGTTATGATGATGCTGTTTGGAGAAGATTAAAATACATGCATTTCAATCAAACATTTAGAGCTGACCCAAATTTGGATAAAGGTGAAAAACAAGCTGATATTACTTTGAAGAAAACATTTACAAATGACATTAGATATAGACAAACATTTATTCATATTCTTCTTAAACATTATAATCCACTTTTGAAAGATACAACAAATATTAAGAAATATATTAATGAAGCTAGAAATGATTGTGACTATATCCAAGAATATATTGATAATAACATAGAACAAACTGATGATTTGGATGGTAGAAATTTCTTATGGAATTACGACCAAACAAAATTCATTACATTCAAAGAAATTAAGAAAAGATTTAAGGCATGGTATAAAACAGAATTTGATGAAGAAGATAATACTAAACCAACAGAACTTAAAAATCAGTTTGTTGCTAAATTAGATAATCATAAGAAAACTCATAAAACTAAAATGTATCAAGAAGGATTTGATAATGTAATAAATGAAATTAAAACATCAACAAATAGAACTAAACAAAAAAATTGGGGAGAATGTTTTATTGGTTATAAATTTAGTATGGGAATTGAGGAGGAGGAAGAAACAGACAGCGATTTAGACTAATAGTTACATTATGAGATTATTATAGCATAATCAAAGATATTTATTTTTTCTTTTTTGGACTTTTTTTTTTACTTTTTGATGGTTCATTATATGCACTACCAAAAACTTGTTTTGGATTAACTTTTGGTTTTTCCTTTTTTTTCATTTCTCTTTCCACCTTTTTCATTTGTTTATTCATGCTTGTTCCTTCTTCTTGATGGATACAGCAGCCGACTTTCCCATTTTTTTCAGTATCACTTACATGTTCTTGTAACGATTGATAAACCATTATCTTTTATTATAATAAAAGATATAAAATTTTGAATAAAATTATTATAATAAAAATAATATCTTTTATTATAATAAAATGAGTTTGATTACACTTAAATCGGTAAATAGCGAACCAGCTTACAATTTCCAAAACTATTTTAGGGAAGCAATAACATTTACTAAACAATCCACTCTACAATTGGTTTCCATGTTGGTAAATTTAGGTGATGCTACTTTCAATATTGTTAGTGGTGTTAATGATACTTTTATATTTAGATTGGGTGAAACACAAAGATTTTTTCTTAAAAATATAGTTATTCCAGAAGGTACTTATACTGGTGGAAAATTAGCTCAACTCATAGCTGATGAAATGAAAAGACAAAATCTAGTAAATGGTTTTACATTCAATACTGGATGGGATAGTGACAAAAAACAATTTATTGTTGGATGGGAAAATAGTAATGTTCCAGATGCTACTGGAAATGAATGGACTATACCAACTTGGTTAAATTCAAGAGCTATTACTTTTACAGATGATGTAAATAGTAAAGTTATGAAAGCTAATACAAATCCTGCTGATAGTGCAACAGATTATAAAAGTGGATGTATAGCTACACATCCATATTTTTCAAATGGTGGAACAACAATTGTTGATATTCCACCAGCAGCATCTGGTGATGGTTATGGTAGTGTATTAGTTGGATTTTCTCGTGGTGTTATGGCTTATCCAGAACAATATGGTTATGACCCAGTAGCCCAACCACATAGTGCTATAAGATTATTTGCAGCTACACCAGTTGTTGATACTTATATGGAAATAAAAGCAGACCTTGCACTTGGAACACCAAATACTGGAACTAAAATAAGAGTGGTTCAATTAACACAAGTTCCAGGAACTAATTTTCCAAATGCTGGATGGTTACAGATGAAAACACGAAGAGGACCACAAGATATTTCTACATTAAATGGTTGGGGAGGATTTAATCATGGAACAGACCACTTACAATTAAAATTTACAATTACTAATAATTATACTATGACTTTTGAAATAGCCCATGATACAGCTGGTGATGGAAATTATGTAAATAATGTAATTTTTAATGCATCTGGTGGTTCATGGAGAAGCACAATAAAAGAAACATTTTATCCACTTGTTCCAGTTATTATGATGGGTGGTTCTAATACCACTAATCCATCACCAGATATTAAAGTTTCTGGAATTTATTTTGAAGATGATGCCGTAGATTTATCTACTGGGGTTGGATTAACTCAACAACATAAAGATGCCGTAGCTGATGATTTAGCACAAACAATTGACCCAGTTAAAGAAGGAGAAGGTAAAGAGTTACATAATACTTTACATAGAAATATTCAAGATAGTAATACTGGTAGTCAAACACTTGATTTAGCTGCTCCACCAGCAGACATGAAACCTTCCCAATATTTCCAATTTGGAAATGTAACTGATGCTGATTTTGTTGGTGGAGGTGGAACTATTCCAGATAGTAATAAACCACCAGTAGGTCAAATAAATTTACCAAATATTGCTGGAACACTTGGAATGGAAAATGTTTTCTTTTATCCATCCAAACAAGATACAGCAAGAAATTTAACATCTACTAATGCACCAGAAGGTAGTAACCTTGTAGCCCCAGGAATGTTGGTTGAATTACCAGATTTTAATATTCAAAGTTATAATGGTGAAACTGGTGATGTTATGAAGACAATTTCCGTAGTACCAAAAGAAGACCCAGAAAGTGGTGAAGATACAAAACTAATTACATACGAAAGTAAATATCCTATTAAGATAAAATGTAACATGCCTACTACTCAATCTATCAATAATATTCGTGTAAGAGTTCGTGAAGAAAATGGAAAATTCGCTCAATTTTTAGCAACTCCAACACAACTTACACTACTAAAAGAAGATGGTGATGGTGACATGCAACAAATTAAAGCTCTTCTTGAAAGACAACAAGATATTAAAAGTGAAAGAATATTAAATGATATAACCAGAGTAGGACAAGAAATGCCTATGATGGGTATGTATCAACAAGATGTAGCTGGAAATTTAGTTCAATCTTAATTAGTAATTGATTTTTTCTTTTATTTTTTTAATTATTTCTATAAAATTTCTAAAAAAACATTTTAGAAATTCTAATTTTTTGAATTATTTATTTTTAGAAAAATTTATTTTCTAATAATAAAATATAATCATGGACTTATTACCAGAACTCGCAGATACGATTGAAGACGATATGGAGAACCTAGGAATGAGTGACAAAACCGAACCAGTAATCCAACAAGTTGAGGAGATAGATAGTTCCCCATTTATTATGAAACCAACTACTAAAAATACTAAACCCCAGAAAGTAGAAAAATTAAAAGAAATTACTGATACTGAAACTGAAAGTGATGTAGTAGAAAAACCCAAAAAAACTAGAAAACCTAGAAAACCTCTTACTGATAAACAGAAAGAAACATTAGCAAAAAATAGAGCAAAAGCACTTGAAACAAGACGATTAAAAGCAGAAGCAAAAAAGAAAGCCGTTCAAGATGCTGTTAAGAGTATTGATGAAAAAAGAAAATCCCAAAAAGTGCAACAAAGTAATCTTGATAATATCCAGAATGATGTTATGGAAAAAGAACAACCTAAAACTGAACTTGATGTTACTTTTAATGAAAAGATACAAGCTAATAAAGATGTAGAAATAAAACAGAAACATGAAGATGAAGAAAAACATTTTATGAGATTTATGGAACACATGGAAAAATTTAATACCATGGTTCATACTTACAACGAGAACAAACCCAAACCTAAACCTCCACCTCAACCAGCTAAACCTAAAATCCACCAAGCTAAACCCCAAGTTACAAAACCTAAACCAGTAGCAAAACCTTCTATTATATCTCAACCTTCTCAACCTTTTGAGAGTGACAATTGGTTTGGTTAATCATTTTATCTATATTTTATATATTTGTATTTTGGAAGACATCTTTTTTGACCGAAGACATAAATTTTCACATAAATTTCAACTTTCTTATATATACTATACATATTCCAAATCCTAAATTTTACTCAAAATTTATGTCTTCCGTATAAATTTATGTCTTCCAAATTTTTGGAATTCAAAAGATAATTTAAGTTAATTAAAATATCTATTAATATAATAAAAATGGAAGTTCAAATATTGAAATCAACATCCAAAGGTAAGAAATATACAGCTATTTTTTACAAAGATGGTAAGAAGGTAAAAACTACACATTTTGGGTTTATTTCTAAAAGTGACCCAAATAATGATTATACTAAACATGGAGATGATAAAAGAAAAGAAAGATACTTGGATAGACATAGAAAAAGAGAAAATTGGAATGACTACATGAGTGCTGGTGCATTAAGCCGATGGATATTATGGAATAAAAAAACATTAAGTTCTTCCATCGCAGATTATTTAAAAAGATTTAAATTACGGAAATATAAAAAATAAATTTCCTTATTTAATATATATATAAAATGCCTGATGTCAAAGTTCTAGAATTATTTAGTGGAACACATAGTATTGGAAAAGTAGCCCATAGAAAAGGTTACAAAGTATATTCTCTTGATAGAGATTTAGGTGCTAAATGTCCTTTGGGTGGTGATTATGAAAGCACCAAACATTTTCAAGAAGATATTATGAATTGGGATTATAAACAATATCCAGTTGGTTTTTTTGATATAGTTACAGCTAGTCCAGTATGTTTATGGTGGTCTGTATTGAGAAATACATGGATTGGTAGAAAATGTAAATCTATTCATGCAACAGAAACAATTACAGCTGAAATACTTGATGCTGATATTGATATACATGGAAAACCCATGGTGGATAAAGTTTTTGAAATAATTGAATATTTTAAGCCAAAATATTGGTGGATTGAAAACCCACAAACTGGAAAGATGAGATATTATATTGAAGAAAAATACCCAAGTTATAATACTTTCTATGATGTTGATTATTGTAAATATAGTGACTGGGGTTATAAAAAGAGAACTAGATTTTGGACTAATATTAAAGGATTTATACCAAAAAAATGTAAAATGGATTGTGAAAATATTATAAAAGAAGATGATGGAAAAAAACATCATAATGTAGTTTTAGCAAATGGTTATGAAATGATAGATGGTAAGAAAGTATTAATGAATACCAAAGCTTTACGAGATAAATATAAAGGTGAAGGTAAAGAAAAAAGAACTAAACATCATAAGAAAACTTTTGGGTCACGAATTAAAACACAATCTTGTGTTGGTGGTGGAAGTAGTAGATTGGAAAGATACAGAATTCCAGAAAAATTGATTTTAGATTTTTTCCAAAAAATAAATATCTTATAATATAATAAAATGAGTGATAAGTTTGACCTAACCATTCTTCCAGTAAAACCAAGTGGTACTGAAAAAAAATTAAAGAGGGAAATGCACCCAAATCTTCCAGAAATAGCCACAGGACAACTTGGAATACTTATATCACCAGTAAAAACTGGTAAATCAACAATTATTTCAAATTTACTTTTAAACAAAAATTTCTTTGCTGAAATGTTTGATATTGTTTATATTATATCCAATACAATTCATAACGACCAAACAAGTAGATTTTTAAAAGAACAATTCCCAGATACAATTTGGGATGAATATAGTGACAATATAATTGAAAATATTATAAAATATCAAACATCATTTCCAAAAGATAAACAACCATTTATAGCTATAATTTTAGATGATTTCTTGGGTATAAAAAGTAAAGCTCAAATTTATAATTTAGCTACTAGATTTAGACATTATAATATTGGATTGTTATTATTTGCCTCACAATTGTTTCGTGGATTACCAGCGGTTATTAGACAAAATGCTACTTTTGCTATTTTAGGAGGACCAAATCCAAATCATAAAGAGTTACTTAAAATGAGTGAAGAATTTGGAAGTAGATATGGTGGAGATGAAAATTTCTTAAAATTGTATAATGAAGCGACCGCAAGAAGATATGATTTTTTGTATCTAGATTTACAAAGTAATCCAAGTAAAGCATATAGAAATTTTACAGATTTAATTTATGAAAATACTAGTAATATGGATAATACGGAACAAATTATGAAGATTAAAGATAAGACAGAGAAAGAATATGATGGTGACATTCAACATGAATAATTTTAATTTAAATTTACTAAAAAAATAATTATTATAATAAAAAATATCTTTTATTATAATAAAATGAGTTCTTCCAGAGGTTTAAGCGATTACATGAATACTATATCTACCTTGGGTTCTAATGTTGATAATATTAATAATTATATAGCCCAGAACAATAATGAATTTTTCCAAGATTGGAGAGCAAAAGTCCAAAACGATATTGCTGCTGTAAAATCAAAAGCAGATGCTGCTTTTCATACAGCGGAAGGTATTGGTGGTGCTTACATGGGTGCAAAAGCAGTAAAAGCTGCTTATATGAAATTTAAAGGTGGAAAAGAAACACCAGAAGATGAAGGTGCTGATAATGAGGGTGATGCAGGTGAAACCGACCAAGCAGAAGCAAATGATTTTACTGGTGAAGATGGAACAGCTGGTGATAGTGTTGATGGAACACCATTAGATGATACACCAAATGAAGGAGCTGGAAGTAGTTTTACAGAAGCACCAAGTGACAATTTACCAGCCCCAGGAGAAAGTGTGGAATTACAAGATGCTAGTGAATTTGGTAGTGGAGCTGATGATGCAGCAGCCCCTTTAAGTGAAACTATTAATGCACCAGCAAATGTAGGAACAACCGCCCAATCACAAATATTAGATGCTGACCCAGAAGCAGGACCAGGTGGTATAGGACAAACTCTTACTGGTGACACAGCAGGTGAAGTTGGTGCTGATGTTGGTGCAGAAGTTGGTGGTGATGTTGCTGCTGGTGCTGGTGCTGATGTTGCTGGTGGTGCTGCCGCTGCCGCTGCTGGTGCTGGTGCTGATGCTGCCGCAGGAGGTCTTGCTGCTGGTTTAGGAGTGGCTGCCGAAGCAATCCCAGTTGTTGGAGCATTAGCAGCAATTGGATTTGGATTATATGAATTATTCCATCCTCATCATGACCCTCCTAAACCAAAACCTCCACCACCAGCTAATAGTATTACAGCAGCCCAATCGTCACTTGTATTACCTTCTTTTGATAGTGTAGTAGATACACCAGCTAGTGCTGCTGCTTTTTAATTTTTTTAATTTTATTTAGTAATTTGAAAAATATATTTAATCAATATATTTTTGAAAAAATTTATAAAAATATATTAATTATTTTAAAAAAAAAATATATTATTATATATATAAAAGATGTTTAAAGCCAACCCAGCTCAAATTTATGTTCCTGCAAAGTCCCAGTCCATTAAACCAGAAGCCCAAGTGGATTATGGTAGAAATGTTC